CGTCTCAAGAGAAACCGTGAATTCTACAATTTGATGTAATATATCATTAACTTCTTTTTCTATTGAAGGTAACGACTGCGTTATCAAATCATAGGGAATTCCGTCTCTATTAATAGATTGTATATAATATTTGAAACAATCGTTTTTAGATTCTAATTCTTTTACTTTTTTTATACTTTCTTCTATAGTGGTTTTTTCATTTATATTACCCTGAAGACTTGTATTTAAATCGATTATAGTTTTATTTTTAATTTTATAATTATAATCCAGATTTTTTATATTTGTCTTTACAATAGAAATTTCATCGGCAATTTTCTTATTTTTTTCAATATTATCTTTTTGTTTATAAAAATTATCAATATCTTGATTCAATGATGCCAAGATATTCTTATATTGATTTATTATATTTTCATTTCTAAGTAGAGTATTATTCAACTTGGAATGTTTTTCACTTAATTTAGTTTTTTCATCATTATAAATTTTTAAGGTTTTATCATCTTCTAATACCCATTGCAATGAATCCATATCTTTTTTATGATTTTTAAACGCTTCCATCAAAGAAATTATTTTGTTTTTATCCTGTTCCAATTCTTCTTTGGTCTTTATAGCATCTTTAACGAATACATTGTTAATGCAATAATCACAAGTTGGATCATATTTATGTTCTTCTAATTTGGAAAGTTTCTCCAGTTTATTTTTAATTAAAATCTTTCCTTTTTCTATGGTTCTTTCTGATAAATCATACATTTGTTTTACGGATTGATATTTTTCCAGATTTATAGTTAAATCCTTGACTAATATTTTATTAATATCACCATTTAATTTATCTATTTTAACATCTATATCATTGATATTTTTTCTATTTTCAACTTCCTCCATCTCTAATTTGGATATATCCGAAGTATATTTTACTTTTTGTTTTTCTAAATCTATAATATCACATATTTTTGAATCTATGTTAACTAATTGTTTGGTCAATTCTATTAATCTATTATTAGCATTATCTTTTTGCGTGGATAAATCATCTAATTCTATATTCTCTTTGGTTATAGAAGATTTTGTCGAATCTATTTTATTAATTATATTATTTAATTTTAAAGTATAATCGTCATTTTTAAAGTTTTTTAACAATATATTAACTTCTTTATATTTGTCATTAGCCAAAATACATAGTTTATCAAAAATAGTCAATCCCATGAATTGTGCAAGTAGATCTTTTCTTTCTGTCTGTCCCATATCAATAAAGCTACCATCTTTGCCATTTTGAATAGACAATACCGTGAGGATGAAGTCTTCATAATCACCGATATAATCTCTTATAATATCATTGGTGCTTCGTCTAGCTTCACCATTCAATTCAATTTCTTTACCATCATCCTCTTTCCAGAATTTAACATCAACTTTAACATTTCCTTTTTTATCGGCGACACCTTTCCTTTCTATAAAGAAATCTTTTCCGTTTATTTCAAAATTGAATTTACATCTAAAACTCATTTTTTGTGTATTTAATATATGTGAAGCTTTAAATGCTCTATCACACTTATCAAACAGACAAAAACTTAAAGCTGAAAGAATACTACTTTTACCACTGGCATTATTAGCAAACAATCCCATAATACCATTCATTTTAGTGAAATCTATGATGTTATCTTCACCATAACTAAACATATTATCAAATTGTAAAGTTTTTGGTTTCCATCGTATATTTCTTACCACATACTCTCGTTTCAATTCATTATTCAATTCTTTATTTAACTGATAAATGCAATTTAAAGACTCATCATTCACATTTATATTTTTATTATTGAGATATTTCTTAATTAGATTGTTCTGATAATCTACGTCCGATACATTTTGTAAATTTACATTAGTAACATCTATAATATTTTTATTACCAATGGGGTCTTCAACTCTAACATAACTTACATCAGTGATATCCGAAGATTTTCTAACTTCTAATAATACCGATTTAATCTCGGTAGGTATACTTTCAGAACATTTAATCCTTAATTTAGCTTTTTTCGGTATATCTTTTATATCTGTAGTTAATTTTCCCTTGTTGACTTCTATCGTATAGAATCCATAATCATTTGGAATTTCTATATGTGCAAATCTTTTTGTTTTTAAATCCCAATATACAAATCCATGACCTTTTAATGACTCCCCGTGATCTTGTTGAACCAAACTACCGCAGTAAACTATGGCGGGTTTATCATTAATATCATCATATTGTTGTAATACTTGATGTCTATGAATATCTCCCAACATCACCATTTGATGACCATCGAATATACTGGTAGTTATAGTATTATTACTAACAATATATCCCACATCAGTAACCGCGTTATTTACAGGTCCGTGAAATAAAGCTATATTATAGTTAACTTCGTTTTTATATATAGAAGGAATATCTTTGTATTTAACATATTTATCAGGATCTTCAAATACGCCATAATTATTTAATAAAATATCTCCAATGATGTAAATGTCTGTATTTTTTAAATAATATAGGTTATTATGGTTTAATGCATCTACTATAGGACTAAGGCTATCTAATCTATTTTTATTGGCTAATGTAGCATCGTGATTACCTGCGATGAGAATCGTGGGTCTTTTATCTGAAAGATTTTTAAGAAACTCCCCCGCTAAACTAACCGATTCAGGACTTAAATCGGATTTATTATGTAATATATCCCCAGCTACAACTATTAATGTTGATTGAGGGGTTTTTTCAACGGCTTTATATAACTTTTGAAACGCTTCTGTATATTCTTGATGTCGTTGCATCAATCGTATATGAATATCTCCAATATGTAATACATTGGTAAAATTTTTAATATGTGTCGTTAATCGCTTCATAAATTTATTTTCATCTTAAACAAATCTTCAAATTTTAAAGGTTTTGTTTTATTTATATACTCCCAAGTTTTTTTAAATCCTAATATTGACGCATCTTTTTCTTCTAATAACACCAGTTTTGTGTTTATTCCGTTTTTAATTAAAAATTCACATATTTTAATGGAATCTTTTAATGCATCATTGTCTAGTAATACATTAACAATGGGCGGTTTATATTGAAGAATCTTTTGTTTCAATGCATTTGATAAAGTTTTTCCAAATAAAGGTATGGCGTTTTTCCTAACGGAAATAGCATCGAATGCTCCTTCAACCAATGTAATTTCTTCATTGAAATTTACTAACATTTCAAATCCTATTATATTCTTACTGAATTCACAATTTAAATATTTTAAATATGATTTATTATAATAATCCCTACAACTATAGAAATTTAAATATCCGTGTTCATCGTATGAAGGAATTACTATTCTATTCTTATAATCTCCTAAATCACAATATCCAATGTTATATCTATATATATCTATATCTGTTATACCCCGTGTTTTTAAGTAATTTATCGCATGTTTATAATCTATATTTTTTAGATTTTTATCCGACAAAAGTTTAAACCCGTCAGGTAAAATATGAATTGATTGAATTGAACGATTTTCTTCAAATAACTCTTCCAATTCATTTTTTGTTTTTATGTGTTTTATTTGTCCAATCGCATCATAACATTCTCGGGGTGCGTTCAATTTTTTCAATAAAGAATTGAAATTTAATCCTGAGAAGCCACACACCCAACAATGATATTTACCTGTAATCAGTGATACTTCAAACTTTCTTTTATAATGATTGCATTTTGGACAGAAATATACGGCATCCGTCCCCTTTCTTATTTTGGGGGTATGACGTAATACTTTATTTAAAGTTGTCAAGATTATTTCTTGTTGTAATACCATTTGGTAACACTATATATGATTATCTAAAAAAACTCAAGTTATTATATGCAAGACTATGGACATTGGAAAGTTACTACGGATATACCAGAAGAATCTATTGGTTTTATTTATAAAATCACTAATCTAGATAATAATCGTAAATATATAGGTAAGAAATTGTTAAAATTTAAAACTTCCAAAAAACCTTTAAAAGGTAGAGTAAACAAAAGGAGAGGAACTAAAGAATCTGACTGGCGTATATATACAGGAAGCTGTAATCAATTAAATGAAGATATAGTAAAGATTGGAAAAGACAAGTTTTCATTTGAAATATTATGTTGGTGTAAAAGCAAATCCGATTTAAGTTATGAAGAAATGAAACAAATTATAATTTCAAATGCGTTATATGATGAAACTTATTATAACGAATATGTGGGAGGTAGAGTCAGAATACGCAAAACTTAATCTTTATACTTTTTATTAACAAATCCTGTAGTCAAACTTGATGGACTAGTATATCTTGCACTTTTATTGTCATCAATACCTTTGAAATTTGTAACTTTAAGAGGTTGTTTTATGAAAAAATTTGGATTGTTTTCAAATCGTTGTGCGTTAAAACTTATATAACTTGAATCAGGAGCATATGTAGACGTTCCTACCTTTTTACCATACTCAGAAAGTTCATTATATGCAGACGCATTGGCACCTTTGAAATTGGAAATTCCCGATGATTGTTTTATAACAAACTCTGCATTATCATCAAATATCTGTGATTTTTTGGAAACAGGTTCATCATCGTGATACGTGGAGGTGCCTGATTTTTTGGCATCATAATCTCCGCCAATTTTATTTGATTTGTATCTATCTGTTAAAGATATTTTTAACGATTGCCTAACAACAACATCATCGGAATTAGCCATAAATAATCCGTTATTTATATCTTCTGGTATCTAAATTAGAAGAATACTTAGATATTTCTTTATACGAATTGCCGCTAGTACCTTTAAAATTTGATTGACCTTGAGATTGCTTCACTACGAAATTGGGATTCGTATCATATGTAGTGGCATTTATACTCATACCAGTAGTAGACGTTCCCACTTTTTTAGCATCATACGCCCCGCCAACCTTGCTATTAGCGTACTTTTGATCCAAGGATTGATTTAAGGACTGTCTATTAATTTTATCATCGTTTGCCATATGTTTTTATATTCCTGTATATAAATATAATTAAATATCCCATTTAATCAAAATATTTAAAGGAAATTCCCCACTATTTTTGACTGGATGTGCTAATTTAGCAACTCCGACCAAATCCGCTCCGTTATATAATCCTATCGTTGTGATATATGGAGCTAAGTAACTGCCTGTCTTGTCTATAGAACTACT